CATCTGCTAATTTTGATAACTCATCTAATTGAGTTTGCATTTCAGGAGTTATAGGTTCATCGACACCAAGACCTGCTAACAATTCTTCTCTCTTTGCAGCAGCTTGAATTAATTTTTCATTAAAATTTCTTCCGTTATCTCTGACTTCTAAAGCACTCTCTCCATCTGGTGTAAGTTTCATGTGATCTGAAATATCAGGAAACTCTGTCATGATTTGAAGTAAATCACCTTTACTCATTTCAATCGGAGTATTCAACTCTGTTGCCATTTTTGTTAGATCACCTGTAGGGTCAATCGCTTTTCTAACCGCTGCACCTTTTTCAGGAGTATTAGAGAACTCTCTAAGTGCATCGACTGTAAACCATACTTTTTCATCTACTCCTAAAGTTGAGAAAACTTTTTTAGTAAATTCTCCCATTTCATTAGGTGCTACTTTATTCATTTTTGTATCTTTAATATCATTAGCAATTTCTACAAAATTATTTTGAGCTTCTAAAACCTCTGCTCTTTTTTTCATTACAGTTTGAATTTCATCGTAGCGTTTCTTCATTCCTGAATAAGCAGGAGCACCTGTTACAGTTTGAATTACACCACCTGTAGCTCCACCTACTGCACCTGCTTTAGCTACTTGTGACCACGTTTGAGCATCAGTTAAAGATTGTTCTAAAGCGTTTGTAAAACTTGATTCAGACTCATCCATCTTAGCAAAGTTTTTACCAATAATTTGAATTAATTCTTGAAACGATTCTTCAGCACCTTCACTTCCTATTGATTTAACAATACTACCAAGGACTTCCATCTTGGCCATTGTAGCAGCGTTTGAAGTTAAAAGTTTACTTGCAAGTTTTGGAGAAGCGAATTTTTTAAGAAACGGATTGTTTGAAGATAAAACTTTACCTGCTAAACCACCTGCAATACCTGAAATTATTCCTACACCTATAGAAGCTGTCGCCATTCTATCGTGAGGAATATTTAAAGGATTTCCTTGTGAGTCTGTTGCTTGAGAAAGTTCGTTATAAGTAGAACCTCTAGTTTGAAAATAAGCATCTTTAAAACCTATAAAAGTTGAAGCAGTTATTACACCTTTGGTTGCCCCTACTGTTGCTCCTGCACTTGTTCCCAATCCTGGAAGAAAAGAACCACTTAAAGCTCCTGCAGCTGTACTACCTCCTACGATTGTAGCAAGTAATCCTTTATTCTCCCAATATGAACGAAAAAAATCACCTGTTGCAGATAAAACCTCTACTCCAAATTTTTCAGTATCACCTATACCTGCAACACCTTCTGACTCTTTCTGTAAGTCTTGAACTTCTAAATTTAAATTTTGTAAATACTCTTCTTCACCTTCAGTCAATTTTCCGTCTGTAATTTTTTTATTTGTCAGATCGTTTATTTCTCTTTGAAGATTAGGAATCTTAATTACTTGGTTATCGTAATATTTAACTCTCTTTTCAATTGAGTCTAATTCTTTAATATTTTCTGAAGCGAGTGATCGGTGCTGATTAGATTGTCCTAAATATTCTTTTGTAATATCACCAAGATTATCAGGAACATTTTCAATCGCTTTTACTTCAGGGTCTAATTGATCTTTTAAACCTGCATAAGAGTCAGGAGTCATATCAAAAAGTTTTGATCTCTCAATATTCTTTGCAGCTTCTTCAGGAGCATTATCGATTAACGTTAAAGCTTTTCTAGTATTATCGTCTGTTGCTGTTGCTCCACTATCTACTCTAATTTCCATATTAACCTTTTTTATTTTTCAAATAGTTTTTAAACTTTTCATCTTTAGTTGTAGGGAAATAACCAAACTGATCTTTAAAAGCTTTTTTATGACTAATTATTTCTTTAGGTGACATTATAACTTCGTTTTTATCAGAAGGTATAATATTACTTTGAACTTTAGCAGGTGCGTTAAATACAGGTCGAGGTGTCGGACTAAAGGCCTTCCCTTTAATCTCAGCTGCACTAAACTCTTTTACGAAATCATTCAATTGTTTTTCGCTCATAGCACCTTGTTTAGAAAGATGGTCTATAAGCTTGTTTTGCGCCTTTAGGAGAGTTATCTCATCGTCTCCTGATAATTTACCGTATTTATCTTTTTCAATATGCTCGTCGATCAATAATTGATTTTTAAGCATATCTCCTGCACGTTTAAAAGTTGATCGTTCTTCAGCAGCAGTTTCAATCTTCATTCGGTTATACATATTCGTGTATTTCTTACGATCAGAAGAATTTAATCCTAAGAGATATGTGTTGAACTCTTTAGGTGAAACATCTTCTATCGCTTTATCTCCGTTACCAAAGAAAAGATCTTGTATAGAAATTTCAGATTTAGAGTTAGTTTCTTTAGGTGCATTTACATCTTCTAAAATTGACTTCTGTTGTTTAGAACTTAATTTGTCGAAAGTTTGTTTAAATACTAGGTCACTTTCTAAATCTGCTATACCATAATAAGGTGTATCACTATTCATTCTTTTTTGAACATGTTTAGCAAGAATATCGTAGTTTAAATTTTCTCTTCTTTCTCTGATAGATTCTCTTCGTCTATCATTAGTGTCTTTAATTTTTAATACTTCTGATTTAATCTCAGGGTCTTTAATAGACTCGATTATTTTCATTTGTTCAGATTCAGACTTACCTTCTATCTTTCCGATTTCATCATAAGCTGAAGATTTAATTCCTTCATTTCTAAATTTAGAATTAATTGTTCTTTCAGATTTAGGGTCTAAATAGTCTTTATATTTTTCATAAGCTACTTTAGCTTCCTCTGTATATCCTGAAGCAACCATTGATTTAATTGATTCACTAATCCCTTCATTTAATTCCTTGGCCACTCTAGCTTTTGCAATATCTGAAAATTGAACTTTAACTACTTTACCTTCTTCATCTTTGTACAAATGATTCCAAGATTTAGCATCGTCTGGAAGTCTTGTAGCAATACCTTTAGATATCCCACGCTTTGCAATTGTACTTTTAATATCTGCTATGTTCTCATCGAATAATAGAAACGATGACGGGTCATCTATTCTTATATAAGAAGCGTTCATACCAAGATCATCTTTCTTTAATTTCAAAGACGACTCAAATAAATTATTTTGATATGTTTCAACTTGAGCACCACGCTGACTTAAAACGTGCATACGCTCTTTATTCATTGTATTTGATAGATTAGCACTTAAATGATTTTTAACTCTCTCATTAAGATCAGGTCGTCTTTCAATTAATTCTTTAAATTTTTCTTCAGTTTCTTTTTCGTGTTGAGCATAAGCATCTGTTGGATCACCTTCATAGCTTTTTAAATTTCTAAGCTTTTCATTGTTCCACGTTTTAAATTCCATTTCAGCTTCAGAAGATAATTGAGTGATTTTATCATCTTCATATTTTTGATAAATATCTAAACCTTTCTCTGCTAAACCTGCAACAGCGTTAGTTTGACTTAAAATATCTGAAGCATTATTTTTAACATTCAAATTAATACGATCATTTTGTGGCATACTATTTGATTGTTGTATTCTATTTATTTTAGGAATTGATATCGGCATTACTTACTCCTTCCGTATCCTGTAAGTCCTGTTTGAGCAGCACCTATAGCACTATTAAACATAACTTGACCTGCTTTAGCTTCTGCATCTGCACGTTGAAGAACTCCACCCATTCTATAATCTCTAGCTTGTCTTTTATAACCAAGAGCTTTTTCTTGTGCTTGTTTTTCTATTTCCATTAAATTCATTTCAGCTGTAAATTTACTCTCAGCTTGAACCGTTGCAGCTGTTCCGTAATTAACATCAACATCTTGAGCGGTTTGGATTAATTGCTGTTCACCTAAAGTTTTATCAATTATCGATTGATATCTTGCTTGCTCGGTTATCCCTTCTACTTTTGCATCGTAAGCATCTAACTCCGCAAATTGAGCGTTCATGTCTGCAATGTCTTGGTTTAGTTTTGCTGTCTCTCTAATATTTTGAGAAGCAAAGTAACCACCTGCTAATTGTAAAGCTGCTAATCCACCATATAAAGCTAATTGTGCTGCCATTATCTACCTCTTCTTAAAACTTCTAAATCTAGTATAATCGACAATATCTCAAAGTGAAAAGGGTCAACTTGTCTTATACTTATCTGACCTTGGTTGTCCCAAGAACCTGGAAGTGTTATTTCATGTCTTCTTGAAGATAAAGGTTTACTTCTATTTGCAATCAAAGGATACCCTGAAGGTATTAAATAACTTTCTAAAGATTGCATTTCCTCAACACTATGACCGTCAACTTCACCTACTTTTTCTTCTGGAAAATAATTGTCAACAAATACACCTTTAGATTCATGAGTTTTAATGTACATTTTATTAACGTTTAAAGATTCTAAAGTCATAGGTGATTGTTCAGCTGTACTAATATTTAAAGTTTTAATATCTGCTACAATTGGTCTTCCAACTATTGTAATGGCCGAACGTTCGACTAAATCTACCTCACCTGCAATGACCGTCAATATTGAATAAGTATCATTATCGTTATCGTTGTAAGGTGAAGATACTAAATTTCCGTCCGATATAATCGACACTTGTTCACCGTCTAAATGGTCTAATCCTGTAACAGTTAAATGTGTTAAATACATTCTAAAACCTGTTGCGTATTCCGATGGAAATTCTTCACTAGGAATAACTACTACAGAGTTATTGTTGTTTCTACTTGCTACAGTTAAATCTATAAAATATTTATGAACAGGATGAAAAAATCTAAACACACTTCCTACAGCACCAAGGTCAACAGTATTAGGAAATAATCCTGAAGTACCGCAAGTCAAAGTTAAATTTCCGTCCCATACACTCGGAGTAACAGGAGTTAATACGAACTCATCTGCTCCTACTAAACTATCGTTTCTTAAATCTACTTTAATTTTTAAACCGTCCATAAACGCACTATAAGCTAATTTATCAGCTTCAGGGTTTACAGAATAAACACTTGAAGGAATACGTCTAGGAACTGTTATTTCTATCTGTCTTCGTCCTTCTTTATTTATTACAAATATTGTAGTGTCGGCAATTCCTGTTCCTTCAACTTGTTCAACAGGCCATACACCGTCATGTCTTGTCCATGCTTTCATCTGATGTTCAATACTGTAACTATAAGTAGCAAATGTTCCATCTGAGAAAACTACAATAATCAAAGGAACGACACCTTCTTGGTATGCCCACGATGTAATAGTTCTTTCTTTGAATAAGTGATCGCTAAATATAGATTGATCTGAAGAATCATATCCGTTCATTTCATTTGAATAAACTAAATGTCTTACTGTACTCGTATTTTTATCAACAAAAAATAGACCACCTGGAATTACAAGAGGTGCTATTCTTTCGTCAATTACCCAACCTCCACGCTTTTGTAAAGCAATGTTGTCAGGATTTAAAATACCTGTTGAAACATAGACACCGTTAGATGTGAAGATTACCAATCCATCTGCTTCAACCATTCTTAAAACTTTAGCTTTACCACTTGTTCCTGCTTTAAAGTTTAAAGCTGAATCCGCAGAGTAAGGAAAGTCTTTATAAAAATTTGTTTGAAAACCTGGACGAGAAGCTAATATCGCTTCTTCATTTATTCCGATAACATTACCTAAAATTAATCTCTGTTGGTATATCGTCCCTGTACTTGGTATTATTATTCCTGTTGAAAAATTTCTATTTAAAGTTTCTGTTACAATGTCACCAACAAAACCTTTTCCAAAATCAGGGTCACTCCCTAAGTCTGTAAATTTTGCTTTTACATTTCCTGCATCTATATAGAAATTATCTGTTCTCCCAAGATAACCAAAAGCTGCACCACCTACAGGTCTTTGGTAAATTCTCACTTCATCATATTCTAAAGGTACAGAAGCACCTGCAATTATCGTCAATACTAAATCATTTTTTTCACTTACTGAAATCGGTTTTTTTAAAGCTACGTTCGATATAGAAGTAGGTTCACTTTCTTCACCGTTTACTACAATGCTAAAAGCGTAATCTATTTGATAACCTGTTCCTGAAACTGTCCACGCCACACTAGGTGCTCCACCAGGCCATAGTAAAGAAGGTAAGACTTGAGAAGCTGCTCTTACAGAATAAGGTGAAGTTATTTTTAATCTTAAAATACTATTTACACTATTACTTCCTTCAAACACATAAACGTAATCACCACTATAAGCAAACTGTAAATTGTCTAAATTAGCAGCTGAAAAATATAAATGATCACTTCCAGATGTTATAAAAGTATGAAGTAATGTTCCGTCAAAATTATATAAATTAGCGTATGTTTGAGAACTTAAATCTAATCCAAATTCTAAAAACAATCCTGAACCAGGTGGAGAGTAAATTTTAATATTTAAGTCATTGTCATACATTGATTCTTTAAAAAAGAATTTTCCGAAACGACTCATTATCGTTCCAGACTTTGATATTGAAACATTTCTCGCAGTAGCTAAAGCACTTTGAAATCTTTCAAGTGTTACTCTATCGTGAAGAATCGGGTCAAGTTCTCCTGCTGAAAAACTTGTTTGATTTTTTAATGCCATATTATTCTAACCTTGCAGCTACAAATTCTGACCTAACATAAGCAGGGTCAAAATTAAAATTTTCTAGTTTATCTAATTCTTGAGCTTCAGCTAAAAATGTCAAATAACTTTTATAAATTTGTTCTCTTAAAGTAGCAGCACCTTTTCCTGTAATTAAAGGAGTGGCCAAGGAAGCTAATTTATAAGCTACTGCGAAACCTGCAGGAGAACTTAAAGTTGACAACGAAACATCGTTAGGAATCATTTCAATTTTAGCTGAAGGTTCGTTTGTGAAAATTGCTTTAACTCCACCGTGAAGTCCTACTCTTTTTTCAATGTGAGTATTAATGGTATCTGTTAATGCTTCTGATTTAATTCGTCTTAGAAATGCACATCTAGTTGGATATTTATAAACGTAGGTCCAATGTCCTTCGTCTAATTCTTCTATCAATTCTAAAGTCATTGTTTCTGATAATGAATCGGAATCTAATTCTTGGAGTGTAGAAGTAAGAGCATCTTCCCAAAAGAGATTTAATACTCTTACTTCATTTGTAACATTATCTGTTTCTGTATCTGTGATTTGTCGTGATAATAATAAAGCCGATAAAGCAATATTATAAATTTTTGTTTTAGTAAAAGACATTTTAATCCTCGCTCTTTTAAAAGACGATGATTATTTATTCGCCTTTTTTTCTTTAAAAAATTTATTCTTTTCTTTTTCGATATCAGGGTCAAGACATTTCATCCATTCACCTAAATCTTCAAAATTTTTTACAGTAAACTTTTCACCTTCTCTAATTCTGTTTTGATTATAAAACCCTTTTCTTAGAGCTACAACCTCAATTCCGTTAGAATGTGACTTTGAAACTGATACTACAGAATCATTGTTTTCTTCTGGTGAAATTATAGAAGGTTTATCGTTCACTTCATGGTTAGGAACTGTTAAATCAACAGACCCTTTCGAGTCTGTTGATAGTTCTTCACTTTTTTTTAATTCAGATGCTTGCATAGATGGCATTGCTTTACTCATAAAACCTCTTATACATCAGCATCGTTTATTTTAGGGAACGACTTATATTGAGCGATTTCATCTTGTGGAACAAGATAAACATCAAGAGTTACAGTAGTAGTACCACCTGATGAACTGTTTCTGAAACCAAGATATTGCTTATCCATCACTCCTTGAGGGATAGGAATTTCGATCTCTTTACCTTTCACAAGGTCTGCAGCTAATACTGTAACGGTGCTCAAAACTTCCACGTTAGAAGTAAGGGCATCATCGTCAGCTTGAATTGCCTCTAAAGTATGAGTTGACCCTGCTCCTGCGTTTACTGTTGGCATAACAAGTAAAGCCATTCTACGACCGATTGAAAGGTCTTGAGCAGCGGTTTGTTTTTTGTATGAATGAGTTGAAACAGTAGAAGCACCTGTAAAGGCTTGAGCTACTGAAAGTTGATTCTCTACATCGAATCTCATAATATATCCCTCCGAAGAATTGTTAAAATTTTAAAAAGGGCCTTTCGACCCTTTTGTTTTAGTTTACTTATACTACTCTTGCTTCACTGTTTAGAAGTGCATCCATTCTTCTAACTGGACAACCTAAGAACATTAAAACTTTTTGTCCTTGGTAGTTTCCAAAAGTTAAACCTGCACCTGCACCAACTTTAGTTAATGCTTGTTTATGTAAGTGAGCTTCTAAAGTTCTATTCACGTACCAAACACCTTGACCGTTTTCTTCAGAGTCAATTTTATAGTTAGCTGAGATCATAAGGTCGATCAAATCAGCTGCACCTACACCTGAAACTAAATTTGAAACGTCGATGTTACAGATACGAGCAGCTTGTCTATAATCTTTTACAACAAGACCATGATCTGTACAAAATTCTTCTTCATATCCCCAGAAGTCTCCAACGTTTCCGTTTTCATCGATACCAGGAATTTTAACAAGTTTTCCACCTGCTGAATAATCAGTTCTAGTAATCCCCGATTTTGTTCCTGATGGATAAACTCCGAAAACTGATCTTTCACCCCAATGAACTTTTAAGATTGAAGTGTTGTCTGAACCTGTTCCACCTGCATCTATAACTTGCTTTGAAGTTTCTTCAGTAGCACTTACTGTTGAGAAGATATCGAAGAACCCTGCAGTTTTTCTGTTTGAATTACTTGGTGATCCGTACAACATAAGGTTTGCTAATTCAATAGCGTGAGCTTGCAAGTGACCTTGAGCTTGATTCCATCTGTTGTAAGCTACTCTATCCATACCTCCACGTTGAGCTACCGCTTTATCAATTTGAGATTTAGACTCAAAGTGAGTAGCTGTGAAAGTTCTTTCTTCAATTGTTGATTTTGAAGCAGGGATTGGTTGGTTTGCTTTACGGTAATAAACTTCTGGTAAAGCTGAACGAATATCTTCTTTATGAATTGTTCCTTCGTTCATTTCTTGATATGGAATATCGTTTAACATAGCGTTGTGCTGAACAAGCACTTCTGCTACTTTTCCGATTTGTTTATCTTTTGATTTAGCTACGTCTGCTAGTGTAAGTAATGTTGCGCCTTTTGCTGCCATATTGTCCTCCAAAAAGTTTTATTGATACAATTCATCCAAATAATTTTTTTCTTCTTTAGGTTGATTTACATCTCCTGTTACCAAAGTATTACTCGGATTTAAGAGTTTGTCCAACGCTAAAAAATCTCTCATGATATAAGGAGGCAACATACTGCCACGCTCTGTCAAGACTTTTTTCATATTAGGCATATATTTTTCTAATACCTTTTCTACTCGGTCAACATTTTTATCGAAATTTTCCCCACCAAACTCAGGATCAGTCATTAATTCTTTCTTCCAGGTCGATCTTTGTTCTTTAACCGCTTCATTTTGTCGAGCTTCTATAGACGCTGTTTCTTCTTTTACAAAATTTTTATAAGCTTCTACTTGCTCTTTTGATAATTTATTTTCCGTTGCAAACTTTAAAACTTTTTCTTTGTCGATTGATTCAGGTAAATCTTTTAAAGTTTCATTGTAATCTACTTCACCGTCTTTAGGAGGTGTCGCAGGAGGAGCAGGAGGAGCAGGAGGTGTCGCAGGAGGAGCAGGAGGTGTCTCTTCTTTTTTATCGTACCCTGACACTTTCTTTTCGATAGGTTTATCTTCTTCTTTAGGTGCAGGAGCAGGAGGTGTCTCTTCTTTAATTGGATCACCATAACCAAAGTCTTCTATTTCAGCTTCTATTTTATCATCTTCAATACTTGGTGGTTTCGGTAGTGAACTGTTGTTCGAGTCTGTGTTGTTCATAGATGTCTTCATATCTCTTTCTCTCCAATTTAGCTATTATAGAAGCGGAAGTTTCTGAATCTGCTTCGCAAGCGAGTTTATAAATAGAATTACCTGCTCTTAAAAAACCTAAATATTCTTGTAGATCGTTTGCTTGCATACCTCTATCAGGTAGCATTGTAACATCTAAATTTTTAAATAGGTAAGTAAAAAGTTGTAACCCTTCTTTAGTTTTTAATATGTGTGCAATTGCAATTAAAACTTCTTTATGTTCTCTGTGTTCTTGCAATTCTTTTTCAGCTTCATATTTCAGTAAATTTTCATTCATAATTATTCAGGTCTAGGAATAGATGATAAGTCCTTTGCTGCCCCTGCCATTGCAGGTAAAGTTTCTTGGAGTGCTTGATTTCTTTTCGCTTCCATTTCAGCTTGTTCTCTCATCGCATCTACTTTATGTTGAGGATTATTTAAACCAGAAGGTAAATATAAACGATCTTCATATAAGTCTGCAAGTTTATCAGTATTAATTTTTTGTAAAATTCTTGGGTCAAACTGAGCTACATTAGCAATCATGGCCGCATAACGGTCGATTGCAGGTAAATCAGCTGCTCTTTGAGCTTGTGCGAATACTGATATAAATTCAGGTTTTAAAGATTGTCCTTCTAATTCTGATGGAGGTGCTTGAAGATAAGGGTCTTCAAATAAAACATAATCCATAATCCACTCTAAAACAGGAGTGTTATAAGTATTATTTAAGCTTTGTAAATTAGGCCCTATTACTCTTTGTTGTTCTTCGACAATAGCATTAGTTTCCGCTGCTGTTCTAGTCTTAGGATTCTTTGATAAGAATAACAAAAAGTCAGCATAGAATAATTTATCTACCATTTGTCTCATATCTGCTACGTCTTGAAGTAATGTACCGATAGCAGGATTGATTTGAAAAATTGGTTCAAGTTTTTGTTTAGCTCCAATTGATCTAGCATCAAGAGGAACAAAAGTATTAGGTGCATGAGACACGTAACTTTTTCTTAAAGTTGCTGGACCTTGTAAAGCAGGAGATAATATTTGTTCGATAGCTTGGTCTTTTCCAATGGCCTTCTTATTTAAAGACTTGATCAAACCAAGAGCATCTATCATTGGACCTTTCTCACCGTACTCAAATTCTTCTGTCGATTTTCCTACAATGAAAGGTTTTCTTTTAACTGTTAGTCGTTTTAGAAATACGTCTTTGTTTTTATCGGTTGATATTTCTTCAAACATATTTCCATCACCGTATGAGTTTGAACCTCTTGAAGCTCCTAATTCATACGTTAATTCAATCCATTTTTTATTAAACGGTTTATCAGGATTTCTAATATCGTACTCTTCGTTTTCCATTACAACATGAGCTACTTCGATCATTTCAGTATAGTTTCCATTGTCGTAAAGTTTTTTAACTGTTGAAGAAAAATTAGACCAATCATAAGAACCGTCTGGTTTTTTAACACCGTAAGTATCAACAATAGATTTTACATTGAGACAAAATTCTCTAATTAAAACTATCGCTTCACCACGACTATTATTGATAACATAGTACGCACCTGGAATTAATGTATGAACGTGAAAACCGTTATCCATTTCTTCAAAGTAATGAGCACCTGTATTTACTGTGTGATAATCATAATAAAAATTTCCAGCTGCATGATAAAAATTACTCGAACCTAAATGTGACATTACCCTTTGTGTGAAATGTTGTAGCCACGCTTTATTTTCTGAGTTGTCATTTTTATCAGAGTCTCTAGTTCCGATTCTTGCCCAAGGACGAGAAGCAGAAGTGTTACCTTCTAAGAAACCTGCAACACACGAACGTAAAGCTAGTGTATGAGTAGGGTCAACAATATGTTGATTTTTTCTCTCGCCTGGTGTTTGACTTAAAATCCATGTGGCTTTATAAGGCATACCCCAACGTAAAAGATCGCACCAAGTTCCTCGAACTCTATCGAATTTATTCTTGGCCTGTTGTCTTAAATATTCACAATATTGTTTTGTATTTTTTTTCATAAACCTAAAAAGTCCGTTACGTCACCAATCTTATCGACTGATTTCGGTGTATTTGTTTTTATTTTTGATCTAGCTGCGGAAGCATCTTGAGAAGCAGAAATTTGATTTCTTTGTCCCATTACAATCGATTCTTCTCTGTCTTTTTTAGCTTGTTCAACTGATAACATAAATTGTTCTCTTGCAAGTTGATTAGCTTCTTCAGCTGCTTTCGCACCTGTAATTTCTTTAGTACCTTCAACAACAGGTTTTCCAGTAATACCTGCTTTAAAACCTTTATCACCGTAACCAACTAAACCTGCCGTTGCAGCGTTTGTTACTACACTTAACATATCATCTAATGCACCGAAACCTGTTCCACCACTCATTTGATCTCCATTCTATATAAAGTCTCTAACTCTTTAAACCCATATTTATTTAATGTTTCAGATTTTATGTTAGTTTCACTTGTCAACATAGTAATTATATGATTAGCTTCACTTTTCCCAAAGTCAATGAATTTATTAAATAAGTGAAAAGACATTCTTCCTGAGTCAGGTTTTACATAAAATAATTGTTGATGTAGTATCTTAATAGTTATATCTAGCGGACTTTTATATAACCAAGAAATGTGAAGTCCTCGAATTTCTCCATTTCTTTTACCTACAAAAACTATTCCTTTTTCCACCATATATTTAACAATGGCCATTTCGTGATTGAAAACATTCCCAAATTTTTTACTCAACTCAGGCATTTCACATTCTATGAAAAGTCTTAAATCATCATTATATGTTAATACTCTCTCAATTGTATAAGTCGTCATTGTCATTTCCATAATCAACTTCATGTTGTTTCATCTTTAAAGTATGATTTCCAACACTCATTAACTCTCCTTCATCTAACTCATTATCAGGAAGTTTTTCATTAATCTCATAAGCGTAAAGTAATACTGCTCCATCGGCAACGTCAGGAGATTGGCCGACTCTTGCTTTAATGTCTGCTTTTGGTTCAGCTAATTTTTGATGTGTAATTTTATGTCGAGTACCTTTGGTCCAACACAATTGTTTCTTTATCGTCTCAATCCACTCAGGTTCTCTCGCATCTAAAACCGCTGATTGCATAAGTGCCTTTTGTAAAGCATAATACATCATAGCTCTTATGTTTTTGTACTCACTCTTTTGTGGATCAACATTATCAGTAGGAGAAGCTGCAAATGAAACCAGTACCCAATGATATTTTTCAGCGTTCATCGCTAACGTGTAAACTGCTGTTCCTTCCCCTTGGTCAATATGAACCGCATCAGCTTTTAATTTTCTCTCCCAGTAGCATAACTTATTATACGTCAACTGATGAGTTTCACCACTCTCTTTTCGTAGTTTGTATTTCTCCAATAGACAATGATAATGACCTTGACGATACCATATAGTTGTCTCATCTCCACCTGTCCAAGCAGGGTCACACGATATAATAACTGGAAAGTGACTTACACTATTTTTATCAAATCCATGTCGTCTTGCGAGTGCTGCTTCTACTGTCTCAACTTTAATAATAGAGTCACGTGAAGATTTCCTTGGTAGTCCTCGAACACGCACTCGAAAGTCGTCGTTATCCTCGTCACCACCTGCATCTATCAACCATGCTTCAATTTGTTTAGGGTCGATATGTTTTAAAGTTCTCGTATCAATTCTTCTACTATTCCATAATGGTGAACTCATGTTCTGCTCGAACTTACTCTCAGGGTCGTCCGAGTTCCCAAAGGCCATGTGAATTTTTATTGTATCTGTCTCTGTAAAAGCTCCCGAAGCATATTGCCAAATAATCGCAGGAATACCTGGTGCTTCCTCGAATACGTAAACCGCAGCACCACCTTTATTATGTAGTCCTGATATCGATGCAGGAGATTGCTCGGACCAAGTGACTGTATCTATTCTCCAACTCTCAGATAGTTTAGGATTTAAAGCTTTGATACTCGTTCCAAACTTCTCAAAAAAATGGTCCACAAACCTAGCACGTCGAAACCATATATCATATTCAGGCCAAATAATTTGCTTCATCTGTGGGTCGGTGTTAGCTGTTATCCTCGCCTTTACTCTTTGAGTGTACATTAACATTAATATTGTCATTGCACCGAAAGCTGTTTTTGCAGCACCGTTACCTGAAGAAATTATTAGTCGATATGTCTCATACCTTGTCTCAGGATTACTCAAGTGACGAGATAACTTTGCCCACTCTTCCATTTGCCAATCATAAGGAGTAAGAAACTCCATGTCTGTACCAGGTTCTCCAAATGGAAATATAATGTAAACTAATTTACAAAAGTCATATCTGTTCTCATTTATTAATTGTTGAAATAATTTTACATCATTCTCGTTCATATTGCTCTACACTCGCCCACTCATTACAATGAGGACACCATATTAGTCCGTTCTCTTCCTCTCCGTCCACACTCTTCCCACATCCACTATTTAAAAGTTTATTGTTCCATATACGATACCCACCACCCTCCAACGTCTCATACCATGTCGGCCTGAACACGTCCTCGTCTCGTCTCAACTCTCCAACAGGACGTACACCTTTATGTATCAGTCTCATATATCACTCTCCCCTCAACCTCTATAGGTGCTTTATGTACCAAGGAAGCTTGCGCTCCTCTCTTGGCACTCTCTAACAATATAGATGCCATGTCGTTACTTATAGTATGCTCAACCTTAGTAGTCGTTTTAAATAAATCCTTCTCACGTCCGACCATTTCAATGGCCTTTTGTTTATCGTAAAATTCATATTCAATCACTTCACCGATAATTATTTTATGACCGTTCAAATCCTCTCCCCACAAATTCTTCACCTTCAACTTTTTTAAACTACGTCTTGCTTCAGGTGATACGTCATACAAATTACTTTTAAATGTTCCATCAGGGTTTTGTAACATTATAGGGTCGAAGTCCACCATTTCCTTTGTACGCTCTATTAACTCACTTGCATCGAATCCATATTTAATAATACTTTTGTCAATTAATTTTTGAATAGCAAGTGCAATGTCTTTTCGGTATCGGTATTGAGCACCTAACGACCTAGCAATCCCTGCTTCTGCCGAAGCTTGTTGAATATTTTTACAACGAACAAAGGACTCTATAAACATTATTACACTTGGGTCTTCTCGATGTTTAGATTTTAAAGTTGTCTCTAATATGAAGTCATACTCATTATCAGTAAGTGAACCATCTTTAACGGTTGTTACACTACCAAGACTATCTGGTTTAGGTATCATTTTAAATATCTCCTTTAAGTTATTTTACAGATGTTACATTTATAATGTCAAAAATAGTTCTACAAAAATTTCCACACAAAAAATTTTAAACGATAGGAGAGTGATTTTATAGGAGGAGATAGAGCGATGGTACATATATAAAGATACGTATAAAAATTTATAGATACGTTTTATATCGTCACATATATAAAGATACGTTTTATATCGTCAAAATTTGCACACATATATAAAGATACAAATAAGTTTGTCAAAATTTGCAAAAGTTTTTGAGACGACTTTTATAATATCATCACACATTTTAAATTTTGTCCCACCCCCCTCCAATCTTTAAATACGCTTTAAAATTTTTTAAAAATTTCCACACTCTCCAGAATAACGATAAACACTCTCGTATTGTAACAATAGCTACACGCTTAAGAGATATAGATATACGCTTAGGAGATATAGAACTATAGAGATATAGAGATACGCTTAGGAGATATAGAACTATAGATATACGCTTAGGAGATATAGAACTATAGATATACGCTTAGGAGATATAGAACTATAGATATATACAGCTTTAAAAATGC